TTACTTCATCGCTTGGTTCTGCTACTAATCTGACAACTGGGATTTCATCAATAACATTTGGGAAAGATTGAATCTTGTTCGCACCGCTTGAGTCATAAACCGCCCACTCGTTGGCATCTACTCCAACAATAATCTTCTCAAATGAACCACTACCGATAGGCTCTGAAAGAAGCAAGCTATTAGGGTTTCCAAATTGGTCAAATGTAAGTGTGTCCTTCTGTTGCCACCACTTCAAGCTAGTAAGGTTTCCAAATGAATCTTGTTCGTAAGAATAAACCATATCAGGAGCGATCTCAAAAACATAAGGCACTCCACTTCTTGAGTTAATCACATCTTCAATCGTTGCATTGATTTCGGTGTCATTGTTCATCACAAGGAAAGATACACCCTTGTTTTTGGTGGTTCCTGCACCTTGCTCCATAAATGATTGAAGTGAGTTGCCTTTTCCATCTGCATTATATAAAAACACATTATACAGGTCTGTATAGGCTTGTGGAGGGTTTTCTGCTATCGTTCTAGTAGCTTCATTCTTGAAGATAGGCTTGTGGTGTGCTTGCCAAATAGGTCTGTATTGGTTAGAGAAATAGGCTTTTGACTTCCTAATGTTTAAATCGTTTTGATCTTCTCGCTTGTGAGGAACCAAATACCACCCATTGCGATAGCCACCTGTACCTAGTAAAGAGTCCTCTAAAAAGCGGTATTTATTTGCTTCTAAGGTAACATTAGTCCAGTCACCATCACGCCAAGGGTAAATATTATACCTATCGTTTGTTGTCTCTTCTGCCATCTTATAAATTCCTTAATGCCCTTGTTTATAATAAATTTAAAAAAATCTAGGATTGAAAGTTGTTACTTTTCCGCTCACCTCCCAATACATTCTCATCATCATAGCATCTGAGAAGTCAGGAGAGCGACCTAATAGCTCTTTCACCTTGTCTTTGGGTAATATGGATAGCTTTCCATCTTTATCCACATTATCACGCTTAATATATTCCAATTCTTCATTTAGCTTATCTTGGTGAGTATCATCAACTACCCAAATCTTACCCTCATTCACATAATCGGCTAACTTGAAATAACATTGACTCTTTAAATGGTTAAAGTTCTCACCACCTTTAGCCTTTGAACCATTTTTAAATTCAATTGTATTTACTAAGAATCCACTTAACCCACCGCCAACTCCATCAGCATCAAAGCAAATGTTACTATTGGGAACTCCGTATTTATTCTTAAATTCCTTAATCTTCTCTATAATGCCTAAGCCTGTGCTTTTGGACTCTGAGTAGATTTTGATTAATCTGAGACCATCCCAAACCATAAGAACAAACTTATCACTTCCCTTTGTGGCTATATCTGCGGTTATATACTTGCTTCCGCTTGTGACTTGAGTGTTCTCGTAAAGGTCTAGTATTTTATCGTATTCAATCAGCTTTGCAGGATCATCATCATAGTAAAAGTTGCCAAATAAAAGACGCTCTCTCGTTACCTTGTCGGCTTTCCTTAGATTGTCTATATAAGCTTGGGAGATATGTGGATTATCTGTTACCAAGCTCCTAACAAATGCTTTATCGCTTGACAAATTACCATCATCAAAAGGTTTTACAAAGTCCTGCATTATCCAATTTTTAGCAGGGTTGCAAGAATAGAACATCTTAGGAATAGACTCCCACCCCTCGCCTTTAAGCTCTGAAAAGCGACCTCTTAGAACATCTACCGCTTTCTTTCTAATCTCCTGAGCCTCATCAATAAAAACACCTGTAAGCTCATAAGAGCCTATTCTGTTGTATTCAGGGTCACTAGGATACCAACCAAGCTCTCTGAATTTAATCTTTGATCCTGTGGCAATATTATAAGCGTAATTAGTTTGAGCGTTGAAGGTAAAATGCTCTGCTACTCCATAGTGATTAATAACCTTGTGAAAGGTTGCTAGTGTGGTGTCTCGTAGGTCTGTGAAGTTTGCCCTTGCTATCATATAAGAGGATTTAGGCTTGTTGAAGGTTTCAAGCATTACCCATAAATTACCAAGCCAAGATTTGCCCCCTCTACTTCCCCCTCCGTATAATATTTCATTGGTGGAGTTATCCATAAGTAGCTTATAGGCTTCAATCTGCTTCTTAAATAGCTTAATCTCCTTCATCTAGGACTATCTTAAACCCTTCTATCTTACCTGTAAGCTCTACTTTATCAGCCTCGTTTAGTCCAAACATCTTTGCAATGGAATCATAAGAACCCTTAGCTACTGCTGGTGTTAAATCCTTGTGTTTCTCTATCAGCTCCATATAGCCATCAAATAGGAATTTCCTATCTACTTTGAACTCTTCTTGAGCTTCTTTCTTGAGTTCTTCTAGTCTAGTCTTTATATTAACATTAATTAACAATCTTGATGAACCTGCTTCGGCTCCTGTCTTGCTATATCCTGCGTTGATATAAGACTGCGTTGCGTTGCCTGTGTTGATATACTCTTGGCAGAATCGCTCTTGTTTTGGACTTAGTTTGTTCATAATTGAAATATAAATTTTTATTTAACTTGTTCCCAATTTAAGTTTTTAACTAGGTGATTCCAAACATCTAGGTTAATGCTCTTGTATTCATCCTCATAAACGATCCGCTTTATACCTGCATTTATGATTGCACCTAGACAAGTAGTGCAAGGTTGTAGAGTACAATAGAGAGTTGCACCTTCTTTTTCAAAGTCGGAGTTTACAATAGCATTTATTTCTGCGTGTTGTACATAATCGTGCTTGATTTCTCTTTTCCACAGGTCGCTATTCTCTTCCACTCCTTGAGGAAAGCCATTATAACCCATAGATAGCTTTTTACCACATTTGGAGAGTAGTATCGCTCCCACCTTCGTTCTAGGGTCTTTGGATAGCTTAGAAATGGTTTGAGCTAGTTCTAGCATTGTTTTGTCTATTTGGTTTTGAGTAGGCATATTAATCCTTTAGCCATAAGATAATAAGTAGAACTACTAACCACTCTGCACCACTTAAGGCAATCCCAAATATGTTAATCACCTCGTTCATTTTTCTACTCCACAAGTAATAACCCCACCTACTAAACTTAAGGCGGGCTCTAGGTCTGTCTCTGTCTCGTAATAGGTTACACCATTGAGACATATTTCGTTAATCGGTTGGCTTGGCTCTGTGGGGTTGCTACACCCCAAGAGCAATAGTAATGGTAGGTACTTCATACATAAGCCTTGATTACAAGTTCACGCAAAATATCTATTTCTTCTACTTCTTCTGTCTCTACTACTAAATCCTTTTCGTCATCTAGGTAATAGCTAGTAATCCTAAAGACGCTTTTCTCATCACAGAAGATAGCGTTTTTGTCCTCGTAAGAATCCCCCTCAATAAGTGCATAATCTTCGCACCACTTCTCTAGCTCTTCGTATAGGTAATCTGAATAGCCATCGTCCTCATAAGGTCTTTCTAAAAATCTTTGGTGATCCATTATAATGCTCCTTCATTTTGTTTAATTAGTTCGTCTAGCTTTTGAGTTAGTCTTTCCTTAAACTTATACTCTGAGCTTTTGGTTATGAAGTCTAATACTTCGTTATAAGCGGATTCTCGCCCTTGTTGGAAAGAGCGGACTGCCCTTTCCTCGTATTCTTTGCCTGTAAAGATTGGATTCTTATTCATATTGTCTCCTTTGTTGTCGTTCTCTTTAAATTATTAAATAATTTCTACTTTTGCAAGAAAAAAATCAACTTTTTTTAATTATCTCCAAAATATTTTCAATCAAATCATAATTTTCCATATTATTGATAAAAAATCTTTGCTTTTGTGTTGGCTTGATCCCATTGAGAGCTAAAAGAGTATAAAGATTTAGTCTTGGATCATCTTCTAGTTCTATTTCGTTAATTCGCCTGCCCCTCATAGAATTGAGTCTTTTTGGGAGCGTTGAGGGGCAAGCGATAAGTTTATAGCCCTTAAAGAAGGGCAACCTCCACTTTCTTTTGATAACGACAACATAAGGAGGGAGGTTAGTTTCATATAGTTCTCGTTTCTTTTAAAATATAATTATTTTGTTAAGCCAATTCCAACTAT